AAAGTTCCACCATCTAATTGATAAATGTCAGTATTGTTTGCAACGAAATTAAATACGTTTCCAGAGCCATCTCTAAATGAACCACCCCCTCTACAATCATCACCAATATTATTGGAAGAATAATTAACTAATGAAGGAAATCTTTTATAAGCATCTCTTGCAAAGTAAACATTGGTTGCAACATTTGCACCTGGATTGTTATGCGGTGGTTGATCCGGTAACCATTCGCCAAACTTGAGTTGCATTATCTTCCTCCAAAGTTAGAAGAAATAGTATCTTCAGAACGAACTTGTAAAGGTGAACCAGAGAATTGATCTTCTCTATCATTTCTTTCTAATCTTTCCATTGCAGTAGCATACATTTGCTGCCACTTCGCAACTAAAGCTTTATCAATTCCACCTAAGAAGTTAGTCGCATGATATAATGCACCATATAAATAAATAGATGGGTGATCAGTTAAAATATAATTTGTTGTATTACTAGCTGATAACGCATCAAACTTTTTATAATAATTCATAGTAGATGTGTAAGTGGAGTCAGGTCTTGGTGCGAATCTTAATTTATCACCTAATATGGTATAAGCTTCAGGCATACCAGTAGTAGATGTTCCTTTAATAGAATCCATTTGTGATGGTGTTACATATTTTAAAGGATATTTAGTTCCGCCTGATTGAATATAAAAATTTCTTATCTGTAAAAATCCAGTTGGTAAATCTTCTGTTTCAGCATCAATCGTAATCGTTGATTCTGTAATCATTTTTCTAACTCTTAATTTAGAGTTAAAATCAGCTTCTGTTAAAACAATAAAATCATTTGCAATTTCATCTGTTAAATCAGAACGGTTTAACCAATTTGCAATTGCTGATTTCAGTGCAGTGTAAGTATTTAGTGCCATTATAATCTTCCTGGTGCTGTTCTAAAATATTGAAACTCACTTGAGTTAAGTTTCTTTTTTAGAATTTTTTGTTGTTCTTCTTTTGAAAGAGCAAACCAGTTTCCTGAACCATTATATTCTTTAGTCCATAGTTCTAAAACTAATGTAGGAATACTAGCTACTCTTTTTAAATCTCTTGACTTGGAATACCCATCGTTATGATTGTACATCTTTTTATTGTGTTCAATGATAGGTTTATAATTTACATTTCTTTCTATAACGACTTGTCTATTTGTATCATCGCTATGAAAGGTTGTTGTAACTAAACCATCTTTTTCTACAAATCTTTTGCTCATGCTTTGCCTTGACCTCTATATTTTTTCCAAGAACGTCTTTTATGTTTGTTCATGGTTGAAGTAATCGGTTTTCTTCCTTGTGATGTACCTTTATGAGTTTTTGTATAGGTAATAACTTTACCAAATACATTTCCCTTTTTCTTAGCCATTACTTAGACAAAGAAGTTATAAAAGCATCTCCACCAGCAGAATTTTGAACAACAGAAATTTTTTCACCTTGATTGACTCTAATTTTTTCTACAGTGTCAGCAGGTAAATAAGTGTCATCAGCAGTTGCAGTTGGGTTTGCACCAATTGCATAATGACAATCAGATGTTGCTACAATTCTAATATGATGAATACCACTTGCAAAAGCAGCACTTTGGTCTGCTGTGCCTGTGTAAGATAACTTTTCAGTTGATACAACAGCGAATAGTGGATCAGTTGAGTTTCCAGCCATAATTTTTTTTCTCCTAATTAAATTAATCTATACTTATTTTTGGGGGTGTTTCCACCCCCTAAATATTATTATCTTCTAATAATAATTGTGAATGTTGCAGCTACAGTATTTGCAGAAGCACCATCTGTAATAATCTCTATTACATCACCTTCTTCAACAGAGTTTGCAGCAGTTGGTTCAGCAGAATCTACATCACCAGCAGCAGAACTAGCATTAGCAATTGTAATTGCACCGCCAGTTACAGCAACTCCATTAATCTCAGTAGTGATACCAGCATCTGCTGTTGCAATTGCTCCATCAATTACTGATTGGATTTTTATAATCTTACCGCCATCTGGAGCAACGACATATACAGAACCTGCTGTAGATACGTCATCCATTTTAACCGTTAAGAAATAATCATTAAGTGTTCTCATAGTTTTTTCCTTTGTTTGCTTCGTTCCGCCTTGATTGACTTCAAAGACCAAACGAAAGGTTTATTTAGTGGGGGATTGCTCCCCCACTATTCATAATCAAAGATTACGCAGTTGTTAAGTCAGCAATAATTCCTGACCCAGCTTCGTTTCTTGATTCTAGTGTGTATTCACAAACTAAGAATTGCTTCATAGCATCACCAGTTTTCGCTAAGTCTTCAAGAGCAAAATCTCTTAAAAACGCAACAGCGAATAAATCTGGAGTGATTACGAAAGCATCTCTAGCTCTCTGGAATCTGTTAGGTGTTACTTGCATAGCACCGAAATCAGATTCATATACATCAACAGCCGCAACTAATCTTTTGTTTTCTGCCGGATCAAATCTAGTTGAACCACCAGTGAAACCAGATAGTTTTTGTTTGTTGAAAGAACCAACCATGATCATTGAAGGATCGCCACCATTGTCCCATACAGACTTGATAACAGATTTTAATTGATCTTCAGTGAAAGCTCTTTGAGTTCCATCTGTTCTAGCGTTTACACCAGAAGTAGTTGGAGCAGCTCCAGTAGCTCCTGCTGATTGGTTTGTTTTTAACCAAGAACCTAAACCAGCAAGTTCTCTAGCATTAGAGTCATCACCGGCTACAGGTGCATTATTTGCAGTTAATGAACTTTCCATATCTCTTTTAAGTTCTTTTGATCTTTTAGAGATTTGGTAAGCTAGTTCAGAATTTCTACCAGCTTTGTTCACTGCATCTAATGTTCCAGTAACTAATACAGATTTAGTTGAAATCTGAGTGTAGTTACCTTTTCTTGTTGTTGAGTCTGGTGCTGAGAAAGCTACTTCATCACCCTCAACTTGTGCATTGTCTGCCGCAGCAGCAGCCAATGAGTCTAATTGCCATTCATGATTTACAGCAGTTGCTTTTGTTTTTGCGATGCTTGACATGAAAGGCGTATCAGTTGGAGAAATGTTATAAATAACATCTGAAAGGTCTTCCCTCTCTCCAACAGCGTCATATGTACTATAAGTACCAGTTACCTGTGTCATAGTATTATACTCCTATTTGTTTTTGTTTGTTATCATGTCTAAAAAAACATTATGAGCATCATGGATGCTACCAGTTTTCTTTAGACGATTTAACTTTTCCCTTCTTTTCGCAAAGTTTTCATCAGATTTAGTTTTTTTGACACCACTTGATAACATTTTTCCAGGTTTTTGCATTTTAGAAGCTAAATTGGGTTTAGCTTTCTGAAAATTCCTGTACTTCATAGCATCATTGACCAACATAACGATACGATGATCAAAAATTTGTCCAATCTCTTGGTCTTTAAAACCATAAGATTGCAAATATGACCTCATATTGCTTTTGATTTCAGAAGCTTTGTTAGGATCAGAAAATTCTGGCAATTTACTTACCAATAATTTTTGTTGTTCACTAACAATATTTTCAAACTGCTTAGATTGTTCAGATTTAACTTTTTGCATAGACTCAATAAGCTTTTCTTGCTTCTTTTTCATCTTATGCTCAATCCTTGCAGCTTCTGTTGGATCAACTTCATACAATTTTTCTAAATCTACATCTGCAAATTCAGAATTTAATTGCTGTTGTGCCAAAGCGACTACCTGATTTAACTCATTGAGTTTCTGGGAATAGTCTTGCCTTTGTTTTTCCGCTTCAGCCTGGAAGTTTTTTCTTTCAGATGAAAGTTCTTCCGTCTTTCTACGGTAGTCCGCATCTCTTGAATAACCTGCTCTTAGTTCATCAAGGGTAACATCAAATTCTTGACCTGCAACTTTGACCTTGTAGGTGGAATCTTGTTCCTGTATTTGATTCTCAGAGTTTTCATCTTGAGATACTTCTTCGGAAGCTTCTTCAGAAACTTGCTGTTCTGTTTCTTCTTCCAATTGTTCCTGTACCGGAGGTTGACTATCTTGCGATAATTCCTCTTTTTGTGGTTCAGGAGAAACTTGTTCTTGTTTTTTAGGTTCTTGACTTCCTGTCAATAAACCTTCTATTGATTTTGCAGCACTTTGCAAATCAGTTTCAGCTCCCTCTACAGGGTTAGCTTGATTGTCTGACATATTTACTCCGTTTGTTATGATTGAAGCTCCCCATTTGGGGTTAGCCTATCCTAACTGCTGTTAGAATTTCTTAGATTTTTCTTCTTTCCTGAAATCTTCTAGCTGTTTGCTAGCTAATTTTCCAGTATCTAAAACTTGTTGAATGTGTTGTTCTACTTTTCCAACCACATTATACGCTAACCAAAGTTTTTCTCTGGTGTCTTGTTCTTTTGCTCCAGTATTAAATAAACTTGTCGTATATAATTTTTTTAATTCTTCTAATGATTCTTTAAATATTGGGTTCTCCAATATCAGTTTCGCCTTGTGTGATCTGTTCACTTCCTGGTTCAACTTGCCTTGTTCGTCTTTGTTCATCTAATCCTTGAATTTGTTGTTGCAAATTCATCGCTGCTTGTTGTGATTGTGCAAATGCTTTACCTTGATTTGCTAAAATTGCTTTATTTAAATCTGCTTCAGCTTTAATTGCAGCAGAATCAATTTGAGCATTATACTTTAATTCTAATTCCTTAATTTTGGTTTCAAATTCAAGTAATGATTTAGCATTATCAGCTTGCAGTTCTTTAATTCTAAGTTCAAGTTCAGCTTGCTTACGTTTGTTCTCAGAATCAATTCTAGTAAATTCAATTTTCTCAATTGGTGTTACCGGTGGAGGTGGAGGTGGTTGTACCATTCTCTGACCCACATCAGGATTGACAAAATAATTTTCTACATTTCTAAGTCCTGCGTTCTCAATCATTTTAGAAAGCGTATTATAAATATTTTTTAAAGCAACCATTGGGTATTCTCTATTACCTTGTAATTGAAACGCTTGTAATTGTCTTTCTAAAATTTGGTTGAGTAAAACTAATTGTTGTTCTTTAGAACCAGAACCAATACCAACCGTAATCGTAACATTATATCTGTCTTTCCATTCTGTAGGTTGTACTGGAACGTATTGATTATTTAATCTTACAATTCTTTCTTTGTCTTGATACTTGACGGATAATTCAAATATTCTTTTAAATAAATCTTTAACACCAGTTTCAGCAAAGATTCTAGCGATTAATTCTAAACGCATTTGCGTTTGGTTCATCAAAGTGTTAACGCCAGTTGCTGTTTTATTTAATGCATCTGCATCTAAACCTTGAGTGTATCTTGTAATCCCAGTTCTTGTTTCTCTAACCGTATCTAAGTATTCTAATAATGGAAATGCTTGTTGCGAAATCGTTTGAGATTGCATTGGCATCATAACTTGTGAAGGCGGTTGTTTTGTTCTTACTACTCCACCTGGTCTTGATGTTAATAGGTCATCTAAGTTAACCATACCATCCATAATGGCAACTCTATTATTATTTGTTAGATACATATTGTCTAACAACTGACGCATAACAGTTGATTTAACTAACTGTACATCTTGAACTAATTCTGAAACTGAACGACCATAAAATCTGTGTGGCATTGGAATTGGAGTTAATGAACAGAACGGAATATGATCTACCGGTTCATTGTCCAACATTTCATAAGCTGCATCTCCAGCCACCGTTACTTTTCTAAGTTCTGCTACGCCATCACCATCATAATCTACTTTGACATAACATTCATACAACTCAACACTCTCTGTAGATTCATCTGGAGTTTGGTCATAAGGATATTCATCTACATCTTTAAATCTAGTTAATCTTTCATTGTTATATAAAACAATTTGAGTTGCTGGAAGTTGAGCAACAATATCTGGGTCGTAACCCATTTCAATCAATTCCGATCTAGTCTTAACTGTTCTGTGAGCTACAAAGTTTGCATCGTCAATAGACTTTGCTGTTCTTTCAATTAAAAATTCTTCAGGGGGTACATTTTCAATTTTAATTCT